GTCCGGCAGCAGCGCGTCGATGGCGTGCGGACGAACTACCGGACCGTCACCGAGTTCACTGCACGTGGGCTCGACTTCATCCACTACCTCACAGGAATCAGGTACACCGATGGCTCAGTCGCTGAATCACTGGTGGAGGACTGACCTCTACACCGACGACACGCACGTCCCCTCCGAGCTGGTCCGTTCGAGTGGCCCGCACGGAGTGGCGCTCGTCCGTGCCTGGAACGACGGCACGACCGACAAGGGCTGGGGCCTGCGCCCCACCGAGAAGACGCCCGGCTTCATGGCGCTGTACACCAGCGACAAGTTCAACGGCCGGCGGGTGCTGCCCGCATACGAGAAGGGCGCGCACAACTTCGCCTTCGTGATGCGCTCGATGTCCCTGATCTGCGTGGACATCGACGGCAAGAACGACGGCTTCACCGGGGCCAACCGGCTCGGTCCTCTGACCGAGACGCTGGCCGAGACCAGCAAGAGCGGGAACGGGTACCACCTGTTCTACAAGGTCGACGACCTGTGGGATCCCGAGCTCGGGTACGCCAAGTACTCGGACAAGATCGGGATCGAGCAGGGCGTGGACCTCCGTGCCACCGGCTGCGTCTACCACACGCCGACGCAGCGGTGGAACAACAGGGAGATCGCGGACATCCCCGACTTCCTGGCCCAGCGGCTCGATGCTGCCAAGCAGCAGTTCATCGCATCGCAGGGCCACATCCAGAAGGTGATCAACTCACAGGAAGGGCACGAGATCCTCATGCTCCAGACAGAGCTGCTCGACGACCTGGCCAAGCCGATCCCGGCTGGCCGCCGCAACAACACCCTGTTCGCCATCGGATCCAAGATGAAGGAAGCCGAGATCGAGGACTGGCAGGGCAAGCTGTCCGCCCGTGCCGAGCAGGTCGGGCTCGACTCGAACGAGACGCTCAAGCTCGTCCGCAACGTCGAGGCGTACTCGTGATGGCCGGGGCCGACGGCAACGTCAACATCAACCCGCAGCCGAAGACCTCCACGATGCGCGAGCACGTTCTCCGCACCGCGGAGAGGCTCGTGATGGGTGACCGCAACAAGGACTACTCGGACCCGACCGAGAACTTCGACCAGATCGCCGGACTCTGGACGAGATACCTCGGCGTCCCGATCAATCCGCACAACGTGGCGGTGCTGATGATCCTGGCCAAGGTGGCCCGGATCAGCACCAGCCCCGACAAGGCGGACAACTGGATCGACATCGCGGGCTATGCAGCCTGCGGTGCCGAGACGCGAGCGATGACGCTCGATCTCTAGGGAGGCGCCATGCCTCGACCCAACATGCAGGCAAGCTGCCGCTGCGGCTGGACCACTCATGGTTCAGCCGCAGCGGTGGCTCAGGCGATCAGCGATCATCGCTGCCGCTGGACCTAGGAGGTCTCATGCCGTACGACGACCTGCCGAACGACGGGTGGGGCAAGCCCGACAAGGGTCTGCCCAGCATCGCGCTCACCACGGTGATGATCGCCGTGGGTGCGACGGTGCTGGGAGGCCTGCTCATCGTGGCCGTGGCCGGGGTGGACGCCCTCGTGAGGGCTGCCACCCCGGCACAGCCGACGCCGGCACCGACCGTGACGATCACCAGCCTGGTGACCGTGACGGCCTCTCCGGCCCCTCAGCCGACCGTGACGGTCACGGTGACACGGACAGCCACGCCCGTCAGCCGGTCGTCTCAGCGCCCGCCTGTGGGCTCGGACGAGGCATTTCTGAGGTGCGTGGTCCATCGTGAGTCCCGCGGCAACCCGCGGGCGGAGAACCCGACGAGCTCAGCGTCCGGCCTGTTCCAGTTCCTCGACGGGACCTGGCGGGCATACGCCCGTGAGTCGGGGGTCGGAGCCCGATACGCTCGGGCTTCGAGTGCTCCCCCCTCCGTCCAGTGGGCCCTGGCCCGCTGGGTCGTGGAGCACAAGGGCCGGTACCCGTGGAAGCCGACGGTCCCCGGAACCGGCTGCTGAAAGAGAGAGGTGGGGCCTTCGGGCTCCACCTCTCTCTTTTTTTTGGGTAGCCTTCGGCCATGACGACCGACGACCTGAGCCTTCTCACCGATGCCGAGCGCACCCTGCGCGAGCAGTTCGACCAGGCCGCGGCGTCCCGCCGCCGCCTGCCGTCGACCGCGATCACGCCGGAGCAGCTGACCCGACTGGATCAGCTGGTGCTGCCTGACAACATGCGCGCGCGCATGCCGATGACGAAGGACAAGTACCTGATCAAGGAGAACCCACAGCTGGTGCTGTGGGAGCGGGAGACGCGGAAGTTCCTCCGTCGTCTCTCGCCAGACCACGGCCACCGGGTGTCGGCCGTCATGGTGTACGAGTGGGCCACGGGTCTGCGCATCGTCGACCTGATGGCGGCGAGCGAGCCGGACCCGGAGACCGGCCGGCTCAAGCAGCCGTGGCTGTCGGACCTGCGGATCATCAACCGCATCCTGAAGTTCTACTTCGGGAAGTCGGGCATGACCTGGATCGCGGGGAAGAAGGTGGCCAAGGCGTACCGGGTGAGGCCCGGGTACTACATCAAGCGCCACCGCCCGATGACGCTGACGCTGTACGCGGAGTACTGCGAAGGGACCCTGGTCGCATGAGCGAGCCCGTGCGCGTCCTCGAGGACGGCACCCGGGTCTACGCCAACGGCGTCAGATACAGGCCGGTGGCGGACGACGAGCGCCGCAACCGGAAGCGCAAGCCCGAGGATCCTCGTGCTGTGCGCTGGTACAGCGAGTGGATCGTCCTGCCGGAGCTGGTCGCCGACGACGACCGCTCCATGCCGGAGACCGTGCCAGACTCCGAGGCGTACGACCACTGGCTGGAGAAGAGAGGGTGCAGATGTTTCATCTGCAAGAGACCAGAGTCAAGGAGATGGAAGGAGCGGGCTGAGGCAGCCCGCTCCAAGGGACACAGCCTGAACCGCTCTTAGATAGGGATGGAGGTGGAGGATTCCACCAACGTCTCGTCGAACTGGGCGCCGCCCTCGAGCCGCTGGAACAGCTGCTTGATCGCCACCAGGTCGCGAGCCATGATCGCCTGCAGGATCAGCGTCGCCGCGGTGCGGTCGAGGATGTCCGGGCTCTGGTTGTAGATGTTCTGCACCGTGCCGAACCGCTGGTTCCACAGCCAAGCGACACGGGTGTCGAGGGTGTCGCGGTGCGCTTCGGGCACCTGCTTCCGCCAGACCCGCTCGTCGACAGGCTCGACGTCGGTGGCGCGCACGAGCTCGCTCACGTCTGCTCCCCGGTCAGGTCGTGGAAGTTGATGGCGTTCTGCTGCTTGCGTGCAGGGTGCGAGCCCGTCTTCCTGCGGCCGACGAGCCGGTGGAAGATGATCGTGCGCGCGGTGTTGGCCCGCGCCATCGACTTGCGGTCGCGCAGCTGAGCCGAGTTGGCGATGTCGAACAGCACGCGGCAGACCAGCTCGCTGGCTGGTACCTGCAGCATGTCGTCGGTATCGAGCTCGGGGTTGTTGACCACGTGCTGGAGCGCCTGCTGGATGGTCATGCCTCTCACGCCCACACTTTGCTCCAGTCCTCTTCGTAGTCCATCGACTTCTGCGAGTTGCCGCCGTCGTCGAAGAACTGGCCGTTGAAGAAGTCGAGCTCCTTCGTGGCCTGTACGGCGTAGCGCAGGGCGTCCATCATGTGGCTGTACTTGTCGTGGACCGGCTGCTCGCTCCACATCTGCAGCCGGTTGTTGAACGAGTACTTGTAGTTCTCGAGGCACTCGGCTAGCCACTGGCAGTTCTCGGCGTGGACGACCGTGTTGTACAGCGCCATCCGAGTCTGCTGGATGTCGGTGATGATCGTGTAGTCGCCCGACCTCGCGCCCGGGATCTTCCAAACCTTGTTGCTCTTGGCGAGGACGGCGACGTTCCCGAACCGCTGGCGCATCATGTCGGCCGGCGTCGTATTGACGGCCTTCTCGTGGTGCTCGCCGTCCCACGGCAGGATGATCATCGCGATCTTGTTGAAGTAGTGCTTGGCCTGCAGGTCGTCGACGTAGTCGGGCAGCGCCTTGCCGTGGCCCTCGCCGCAGTCGTAGAGGAAGAGCCTGTTGTTGTACCACTGGAAGGCGATCCAGCTGGTGGCGTCGGACTGCATGCCCGAGCTGCCAATGTCGAAGACCACGTACACCGGGTGACCCGGGTTCAGGTTGAAGTCGTGGATGCGCTCGTCCTTGACCAGCGTCATGTACGCCTCGCCGTAGACGGCGGCTGCGTCCATCTCCTCGAACGAGCAGTAGTACTCCTGCTCGAACATGCGATCGTTGCCGAACCGGCGGAGGTAGGTCTCCCGGATCCGCTCGAGCTCCTCCTCGGTGAGGACCGGCGCCAGGCCCTCCCGCTTCATCATCGCGTTGATGTCGTCGATGTCGCGGACGATGACCTGCGCCTCGGGGTTGTCCCGCATGGACTCCATCAGCTGCCACAGCGGGTTCTTCCGCTTGCCTCGTGGAGTGCTGACGACCATGAGCCGCTTGTTCTCGGCGCGGTTCTCGAGGATGGGCATGAGTCGAGGGATCGGGTCCTCGCGCCCGAACAGCGCCAGCTCGGTGATGGTGTAGTCCTGGAACGACGTGCCAACGCCGGACTTGTCCTGGCCGGACTGGAAGTACCCCTGCAGTTTGAGTCGGGACAGGTTGGTGAACCTGCCCTCCATGACCGTGCCCTTCCAGTCCACTGCCTCGGACGGCACGTTGTCCTGGAG